TGGTTGTAACGAGCCGTCCAAGCTTCCTGCGCGTTGTCATACGCAATGGCGGGACCCTCGTTCTTCACGGGGGCAGCGGAGAATCCGCTCAGCTTCGTCTCTTCTTCAAAGGAACGCTCGGAGGTCTCAGTCTCGTAGATCTCCTTGTGCTCCTCACCATAGGACTTGTACTCAAGACCAAACAGGGCGTTCAAACCCGGAAGGAGTTCCTTGAGTAATTGTGCACGTGAAATAGCCATGTTTCAGAACTCCTATTACAGGCCGACCGGGTTGTTGTAAGCGTGGCCGCCCGTGATCACGCCAGAGTCAACGTACGGAGCGTTGAACTTGACGATAACTTCCGGATAGTAAACGGTGCCGCTGACATCAAACGCAGTGTCGGGAACAACATCAATGATACGCAACGGCAGCGAAGCAGTCGTGCTGGCCGAGGTCACGAGGACGCCCTGCTGGGAATCGTTCGTGGTCGTGTTCAGCGTGTTCGCAACCAAAGCGACGTTCAGACCAACGTCTGAGTACGTGAAGCCCGTCGAGGTCGAAACCACGAGCGAAGCAGTCACACCCGCCACTTGGAACAGGGTGTCCGGATCTTCGACCACGTACGCAACAACGAACGTGCCCGCCTTCACCGAAGTGCCCGAAATCCAAGCCTGCGAGTAGGTCGGTTGACCCGTCACAGAAGAAACGAACGTGCAACCCAAGAAAACACCAGCAAACCCACGAGTGGGAGCCGTGCTCTCTTCAGTCGTCACAGCAACAGTGCCGTCGTTGACAAACTTCAGCGGGTCGCCATAACCGATGCTTGACGCACCAGAGGCAATACGACGCTGACGAGTGGCACCGGCGAACACCTGACCGCCGATCAGATTGATCGGCTTCAAGCCATACGGCTTGCTAACGGTAGGATAAGCCATTTGTTACTCCAAAATAAGTTATTTGCCCTTACCAAACGAGACCGTAGTCTTTCTCTCGTTAAAGAGCGGCATACGTTCATCGTTTAGCCTCATAAAATTGTTGTCTACAGACTGCATCTGAGACTGAGCTTGGCGGGCGTAATAGTCATCACGCTGCTTCATCAGTTCAGCCGGAGCCTTACAGAGCAACAATCCGCCGATCTCAATGTTGTCTTTAAAACGACCATTAGGATCAGCTTGCATCATCAGTTTGGGTTGTTCAGAAGCCTTAACCGGCTCCCAACCTTCCCGAAATTTTGCAGACGTATTAGAGGGATCTGCTTGACCCATAATACTTGTCCGGATCCAGCGGAAGACCCAACCCTCTTGCGGCTCCGGTTCAGGGAGCGTTTGGGGAGGAGTCCACGCCATTTTGCGTTGCGCTGACTCTCGATTTTCAACTTCACGAGTCAATCTATTCTCAGCCATTGTCATTCTCCAGTTTCATAAGTTCACGTGCGTACTGTTCATTGCTCAGTCCAAGTTTCTTGGCTATTGCAACTTGAGTCGGTGTCAGGCGGACCTGACGCGGCGCGGTTCCCCGCGTAGCTGGGGCCACAACAGTAGCTGGCTTGTTAGTGCGAGCAGGTTTTTGGGCCTGCTTCGTTTGAGGCTGTTCTTCCTCTTCGGCATCGTCAAATGCCTCGGGGAATCTTTTCCTCATATTTTCATCGACTCGGCGGTAATACTCGTCTGTACTCGGGTCTACGCCGCTCCGGACCAGTTTTTCGTGCAGGCCGAGTGCGAGGGCGGTCATCTCCTCGTCAGCACCAAACCAAGTGTTTTTCTCTTGCCACGCTTTAGCCCTTGGATCGGGCTGCGGCGCAGGAGGCACTGGAGGTGTCGTTACCTGTTGATTCTGTTCTACTCTTTCCTCTTTCTTTTGTAAAGCGGGGGCGAACCGGCCAAGGTTTTGAAGTTTTAGCTTGGCATCAGTCATGAGTTCCTGAGCGGCGGCAATCTGCTCCGCATCCCCGGCCTCATACGCTGCCTTCATTCGCTCCTTAGCCAGATTCAAATCAAACGTGGCATCCGTCGCGTGTGAGGTAAAACATCATGGCTAATGAAGATACCGAATTTAAGTTCCCGGACGAAATTGAGGCGGAGGCTGAGCAAAAAGCTGAAGCAAATCAAGACGTTACGGATGATATTCAAGTAGAGATTGAAGACGACACCCCGCCAGAAGACCGGGGTCGTAAGCCGCTACCCAAGGAGGTAGTGAACGAGCTAGAGAACGATGACCTTGAGGAGTATTCCGAGAAGGTCAAGAAGCGTCTCTCCCAGATGAAAAAGGTCTGGCACGACGAGCGCCGTGAGAAAGAGCGTGCGTACCGTGAGCGTGAGGAAGCCCTACGGTTTGCTCAGTTGCGGGAACAGGAGATTCGTCAGCTAAAGCAACGCCTTGGTAATGGCGAGAAAGCCTACATCCATGAGGTTACTAAAGCCGCTAATAATGACTTGGCTACGGCCAAGGAGCGTCTGAAGCAGGCTTATGAGTCAGGGGATGCCGAGAAGATTACGGATGCCCAAGAAGCCCTGACTGAAGCTAAGCTTAAAATTAAACAGTACGAAAACTTCCGCCCCTCTTTACAAGAGGAAGAATCAGTAGTACAACAAACCCAACAGTACCAAGTGCCCCCGGCACCCCAACCCGCCATCGACCCAAAAGCCGAGGCGTGGAAGGATAAAAATCCGTGGTTTGGCACCGACGAGGAGATGACCGCCCTCGCATTGGGACTGCACGAAAAATTGGTCCGGTCTGGAGTCGATCCGCGTAGCGACGAATACTACGACCGAGTTAACGCGACGATGAGGAAGCGATTCCCCGATTATTTCGAGGAGGAGCCGACTCAAACGAAGCAGGAAGAAAAGCCTGCTCGCACAAAACCAGCCAATGTGGTTGCACCTGTTACACGGTCTTCTGGCCCACGTCAGATACGTCTGACGCCGACTCAGGTAGCCCTAGCCAAAAAGCTGGGACTGAGTAATGAGCAGTATGCCCGTGAACTGATGAAATTGGAGGCTAACTAAAATGGCTGAGAACAGACTCGCACGTGAACTCGAAAGTCGAGAATCCGCGCAGCGCAAACAACAGTGGACGCCTCCCCAAACGCTTCCGGCCCCAACGCCGCAGCCGGGATGGGTATTCCGCTATATCCGGACAAGTACGATGGGTGTCGCTGACCCTCAGAATACTTCCGCAAAATTCCGTGAAGGTTGGGAGCCGTGTAAGGCTGAAGACCATCCGGAGTTGATGCATATGACCGATCCGAATAGCCGATTTAAAGGCAACATCGAGATTGGTGGACTGTTGCTCTGCAAGGCTCCTGAAGAATTGATGAAGCAGCGTGATGATTATTACGCTATGCAAGCCAAATCTCAGATTCAGTCGGTAGACAACAATTATATGAGGCTGAACGACGAACGTATGCCGCTCTTCAATGAGAAGAAGACATCGGTCTCGTTTGGTAAAGGCAAATAACTTTTTGGAGTAACAAATGGCTTATCCTACCGTTTCTACCCCGTATGGGTTGAAGCCGATCAATTTGATCGGTGGGCAGGTGTTTGCCGGTTCGACTCGCCAGCGCCGCATCGCTTCCAGTGCGTCAAGCATTGGTTTCGGTGATCCGCTTGAGTTCGACACGGACGGCACCGTTAAAGTAACGACCTCAACGACGACTGCCCCGACCTCCGGTTTTGCCGGTGTGTTCTTGGGCTGCTCGTTCGTTTCCTCTGTGACGGGTCAGCCGACCTACTCGCAGCAGTGGACTTCGGGCACTTCGGTCGCAGCAAATACGTACATTACGGCGTATGTTGCTGACGATCCGGACACCCTGTTCAAGGCTGTGATGGTCTCGGCTTCGCTGGTGGTTTCGACCACGAGTGGTGCCCAGTACACAAGCATTGGTAACAACGTTGCGTTGGTTGCCAACACGCTCAACACGACGACTGGCGATTCGCAACAGGGTCTTTTGATCTCGTCGCTCGCCACGACTCGTTCGTTGCCGATCCGCATCGTTGATGTGGTTCCCGACACGGCGTTTGTTTCTAGCGGTACGACCTACTATCCCGAAGTGATTGTTAAGTTCAATGCTCCGTACATCACGGACACTTCGTTGATCGTGGGTGGTCACGCTTACAACAACCCGCTCGGAACCTAATAGGGGAGTTCTAAGACATGGCTATTTCACGCGCACAACTGCTCAAGGAACTCCTGCCGGGTTTGAACGCCCTGTTCGGCCTTGAGTACAAGACCTACGGCGAAGAGCATAAGGAAATCTACGAAACTGAGACTTCCGAGCGCTCGTTTGAAGAAGAGACCAAGTTGTCCGGCTTCTCGGCGGCTCCGGTCAAGAACGAAGGCCAAGCGATCCAGTACGACAACGCACAGGAAGCATGGACCGCTCGTTACAACCACGAGACGATTGCTCTCGGCTTCTCCATCACGGAAGAAGCGGTTGAAGACAACCTGTACGATTCGCTGTCCAAGCGATACACCAAGGCGCTCGCCCGAGCGATGGCGTACACGAAGCAAGTTAAGGCGGCTTCGGTTCTTAACAATGGCTTCTCGTCGTCCTACGTGGGCGGTGACGGACAACCGTTGTTCTCGGCCAGCCACCCGCTCGTTACCGGCGGTACGAACAGCAACCGTTTGACGGCTTCTGACCTCAACGAAACCTCGTTGGAAGCGGCTGTCATTCAGATCGCTGGTTGGACCGACGAACGTGGTTTGCTGAT